TCTGAAATGGGGTTGTGGTACATACAAGAGGGCGTGAAGTACACCTGCCGAATCAGTGTGCCACCAGATCCGGGTAAGTTTATAGGACAGATTACGGTTGGATGGTCAGAAGAGCCAACCAACCTTGCAGAAACAAAGACAATGTTGCAGATCGCCGCCACCATGCTTTCAAGGAGTAAGAAATGATCACTCTATTTTCAACTGTTATCAGTTTCCTGTCGGGTGGTTTGCCATCTATCCTCAATTTCTTTCAAGATCGTCAGGATAAGAAGCACGAGCTTGAGCTTGCCCAGCTTCAGATTCAGCGTGAATTGGAGCTAAAAAAGGCTGGGTTGGAGATTGAGGAGCGAATTGCCCATATCCAGACCGAGCAGATCCAGATTCAGGCGGACGTAACAGCCGCTCAGACCGCCGTACAGGAGCGCCAAGCGCTTTACGCCCATGACATAGCCATCGGACAAGGGGCGAGCCAGTGGGTCGTCAACGCTCGCGCTATCGTGCGTCCTGCCATCACCTTTGGAATGTTCGCTCTCCTCGTCTTTGTGGACGTGTTTGGCTTTTACTACGCCATGAAGACTGGGGTAGCTTTTGACGTAGCCATGGATCAGCTTTGGGATGACGAGACCCAGATTATCTGGTCAAGCGTGGTGGCGTTCTGGTTCGGTACGCAGGCATTTAGCAAGAAGTGAAAGTTTCGGCTAAAGCCATTGAGATGATCAAGCGCCACGAGGGGGTGAGGTTTAAACCCTATCGGTGTCCCGCCAAGCTATGGACGATTGGCGTAGGGCATGTGATGTATCCGAATCAGGCAAATTTGCCTATTGATCGGAGGATGGAAGTGGATCTTCGTCCTGAGGACAACAGACAATTTACAAAGGAAGAAGTCGATGCGATTCTGGCTAACGATCTTAGTGGCTTTGAGCGGGGTGTGGCTCGAATGTGCGCTACTGGGCTTACTCAGCAGCGGTTTGACGCCTTGGTTAGCATTAGCTTCAATTTCGGGCTAGGAACATTGCAGCGTTCAAGCATCCGAATGAAGCACAATCGAGGTGATTTTGAGGGGGCGGCAGATGCCTTCCTCTTGTATACTAAGGGCGGGGGTAAAGAACTGCCGGGATTAGTCAAGCGCCGCAACGATGAGCGTGCGCTTTATCTTCAAGGTTAAGGAACCGATATGACCACAGCCGCGGTAATGACTTATGACTCGTTGGTCGAGAACATCCAATCTTATTTGGAGCGTGATGATACCGCGACTCTCGACAAGATTCCCCTATTCATCATGCTGGCGGAGCAGGTTATTGCTTCCCAGATCAAGTTTCTCGGAAACCTTACAGTTAACGAGAGCAACATGGTTCAGGGAGATCCGATCATTGCCAAGCCTGCACGCTGGCACAAGACGGTATCGATGAACGTAGTTGTGGATAATGAGCGCATCCCAGTGCTCTTGAGAAAGTATGAATATCTTCGGGAGTACGCTCCAGATGCTACCGTAGAAGATATTCCAAAGTTCTACGCTGACTATGACTACACGCACTGGTTAGTTGCTCCAACACCAGCCTCCAATTACAGCTTCGAGGTTCTCTACTATGAGCGTGTGCAGCCTCTTGACTCGTCTAACCAAACGAATTGGTTCACCGTTTATGCGCCGCAAGCTTTGCTGTACGGCTCGTTACTTCAGGCGATGCCGTTCCTAAAGAACGACGAGCGCATCCCGATGTGGCAAGCGCAGTACGACTTAATCATTAACACCCTCAAGACCGAAGACGTGCAGCGTGTTGCTGACCGTCAAGCTATCGCATTGGATGTGTGATGAGTTACGTCTCTCCGTTCACTGGTGATGTAGTCCAGCCAACAGATGTAAGTTATCGATCATTTGTACTGGATGCTGATGTCACGCTGTCATGGCCTCTCAACGGCAACGTCGATGGTAACTATGCAGCGCGGATTATGGAGGTTCTGCCTGATGCTGCAGGTTGGAAACTCTACATGCCGCCTGCAAATCAGACATCGGTTGGTACAGATGCGCTGATCCGTAACCTAGGCGCAGATTCGTTTGAGGTTGTGGATTATGACGGCGGAACGATTATCACGATTGCTGCTGGTGAAGCCCAATATATCTACATCACAGACAACCCTGATGCCGCAGGAACGTGGGGAGTTATTGCGTTCGGTACTGGAACGTCTTCAGCAGATGCTGCAACGCTTGCTGGGTATGGTCTTCTAGCGATCTCTACAACGCTAAATCAGAGTCACCCAGTTGGTACGTTCACTAACGGATATACGTTTGTCTCTTCTGATCGTGCGCAGACCAAGGTATGGGCAAGTGGCTCTGGTGCGGTGACGTTACCGCTTGCATCAACGCTTGGGAACAACTGGTTCTTCCTGATCAAGAATGCAGGAACAGGCACGTTAACGGTCAACTGTAGCGGCGCAGACACGATTGACTCGACATCGTCGAAGCAATTTGCCCCTGATGAGTCATGCTTCATTATCTGTGATGGTGCTGATTATTATTCAGTGGGATACGGGGTTAATTCGTCGTATCAGTTCTCAGTTATCACCATCCCTGTTACTGGTGGAACGTACACGCTAACCCCGATCCAGTCAGCTAACCTGATTCAAGAGTACGTTGGATCATTAAGCTCGAATGTGCTGGTTAATTTCCCCCCGATCGTTAACCTGTATGTAATCAGTAACCAGACTACGGACAATGGTTACACGTTGACGGTGACCACTGGGTTACCCGGAGCAAACACGGCGATCATCCCACCCGGTCAACAAGCCACCATCGTTTGCGACGGCTTGCTGATGTTTAACGCCAACACGGTACAGGCAGGTGCTACCTCATTAAGTATCGTTGACGGAAACGCTGCAACACCAGCAATCAACTTCTCCAATGAAACAAGCACAGGTATTTATCGTCCGGGTACTGCTCAGTTTGGAATTTCTGTCTTAGGCAACCTGATCACCAATACAAAAGCCACTGGCATTGAAGTCACTGGCACAGGAACTTTTTCTGGCGGGATTGCTGGAGGTACGTTCACATGACAAGGAAGGTATTTGCGCTAGATACAAAAGCTGGTGTTCAGCGTGATGGAACGACATTTGACAAGGAATTTTATACCGATGGTCGTTGGGTTCGATTCCAGCGCGGTCGTCCTCGTAAAATCTTAGGTTACAAGCAGATCACAGCGACGTTGGCTGGGCCTTCTCGCGGTCTGTACGTTGATCCACGAGATCTGTTTACTAACATCTTCAATGGTTATGACAGCGGTGTTCAGGTTCTGCCAATCACCAACACAGGTGCTGGTGCGGGCATTACGGACTTCACGATCAACCCCGGTGACTTTACGCCAAGCGTAGACAATTTATGGCAGTTTGATGCGTCGTTTGACTCTACTGGCGCTGGTGTTAATCAATTGCTCGCACATCCGGGTCAAGATCTAAACGACATCGCATCAACTATTGATACCCCAGTTTTGTATGGAGATATCACTGGAAGCAGCCTGACTGCGTTGGTTGATAGCGGCGGTACATCCCCAACTGGAAATACCATCAGCGTATCTGGTGGGGTTGTGGCTTTGCATCCGTACATCTTTGTGTATGGAAATGCTGGTCTGATTAAGAACAATTCAGCAGGCAACCCGTTAGATTGGAATAGTGCTGATGCTAATGAGACGAACGTAGCGACAGGTAAAGTCGTTCAGGGCTTGGCGGTTCGAGGCGGTTCTAACTCTCCGTCAGGTCTGTTCTGGTCATTAGATTCATTGATTCGTGTTTCTTATAACCCAACGACCATCTCAACAGGTATTGGAACGCAGACGCTCTTTTGGCGTTATGACATCATCTCAGGTCAATCCTCGATTCTGTCTAGCCAGTCTGTAATTGAGTACGACGGTATTTATTACTGGTGTGGTGTTGACCGATTCCTCTTGTACAACGGTGTTGTGAAAGAGATCCCGAACAACTTTAATCAGAACTACTTCTTCGATAACCTCAATTACGCCCAGCGTCAGAAGGTCTATGCGACTAAGGTGCCTCGGTATGGCGAGATCTGGTGGTTCTATCCACGCGGAGACTCGACTGAGTGTAACGACGCAATCATTTACAACGTCCGTGAGGGCGTGTGGTATGACGCAGGTGAGGCTCTAGGATCTCGGCGTTCTGCTGGTTACTTCTCGCAGGTGTTTGCCTATCCTATCAACAGTGGATGGGAGCCAAACCTTGAGGGTTGCTTGAATACTGGGACGATTGGCAATCCGGGATCTCTCTACACCGATGGAACCTATACTCTAGAGCCGCTGACTGGTGGCACTGGAACAGGAGCGCAAGCAACGATCGTAGTGGCTGGTGGACTAGTGACATCTGTCACGGTCACGGTTCGAGGATCAGGCTACACGGTAGGAGATGTGTTATCTGCTGCTTTGCCTGCAGGATCAGGATTCCAGTACGTTGTAGAGACATTACAGACACAAGTTTCCCTGTGGCAGCATGAGATTGGTACGGATGCCGTGTCTGGGTTTGAGAGTAACGCGATTGAGTCTTACTTTGAGACCAGTGACCTTGGTTGGGTGTCTGGTGGGCCATCACAGCCGTCGCCTATTGGTGAGAACAAGTGGTTGCGCATAGAGCGTGTTGAGCCTGACTTCATCCAGTCTGGGACGATGGAGTGCTACATCACTGGACGTCCATTTGCGCAGTCTGATGATGCGACAAGCCAAGCGTATCCTTTTGATCCAAATACAAATAAAATTGACATGCGTGAACAACGTCGAGAGCTTCGGATCAAGTTTGTCTCGAACACGTTGGGCGGTAATTACCAGATGGGTAAGGTGATCTTGGATGCAGACGTCGGCGATGTGAGACCGTACTAATGGCTCTCGCCATCGTCTACGATCCTCGTCACCACACCTTCGACTCTTGGGCTTCGTTGATGTGCGAGGCTTATGCTGGTCAGCAATTGGAGATCCCATCTGGGGAAGAGAACTGGAAGGCTTGGGCGGTTGGATTAAAGGGCATTGATATCTTCTCAAATGAAGCTATTCCATCGCCTTACATCTTCAACAATTGGAGTGATTGGGCAGAGGCTGTTGTTGGTGCCGTGAACCAAAAGGTGTATGGATGAATTTCATTGATCTATTCAATGCTGTTGCCAAGGTAGCAAAGCCTGCGCATGCTGGAGTAGCGGTTGCCTCTAGCATGGAGGACAAGTTTGCGGATATTGGCATCGACAGCCTCGATGGGTTGATCATGATGATGTATATGTGTGAGATATACGGCGTTGCTGAGTCAGTCTCGAAGGAGTGGATGCCGCATAACGTGCAGGATCTCCATGACCTCCTGATGGCGCACAAGACGCGTGAGCCTGAGTCTATTGAGGCGGCGATTGAGGGCATTCAGTGATCTATCTGACCCACTATCGGACGGCTTCAACCACGAATGTCGAGCTGTTCGATGATGTGGTTTATCCCCAGCACGTTCACTGGTTCCCAGATACCTATGCTAGAGCCAAGAGCGGCATGTTTTACGTCCCTCACAAGCTGGCAGAGAAAGTTCTTGACCCTGAGTTGATTACTTATCTCAGAGAAAATCCTGTCGGTCAGACCGCGTTTATCTTGGCTGGTGGAAATGCGCACTTTGCTGGGATCAATCAACGTCCTTACCCTGACAATAAGCTCAATTACGTCTATAAGTTCCTGCCTTTTACCCTGACTCAGGTGTACGCAGGAAGAATAGCCCAGTCATTTGGTGAGATGGATCAGGTAACGACTGACTCTAGCGCCTGCGCATCAAGCTTGAAGGCGATGATGGACGTGCAAACCCTGATCCGCCACTACGATTTTGATCGTGTGATCGTTCTGACCGTGGAAGATGGGGTAACCAACTCTGTTTTGGAGTTTTTCGGCGAGTCCAAAGCTGTCCTGACTAAGAAGGAAGAGGACACAGGGATCAAGCCAAGCGCTTTTGACGGGAAGAACCGCGGTTTTTATATCGGTCAGGGTGCTGCATTGGCTGTGTTTGAGAGCTATCGAGCGCTCCGCGGTCAGTCGTTGCACCCTAAAGCCGCTCTGATGGGGGCGTATACCGCGTCAGAAGCCTCTACAAACGCGATTGGGCAGTTGGAGAATGGTCAGGGCTTCCAGAAAGCTATAGATGGCGCTATGCGCTTCTCAGGCGCTTCTGGGCTAGATATTAAGATTGTTAAGACCCATGGAACTGGGACAGTCTCAAATAACTTGGCTGAATCCAACGCGCTGAAGGCAATCCCAGAGTTTGTGGCGACCTCTTACAAGCAGAGAATTGGTCACACCATGGGGGCAAGTGGTCTTTTAGAGACACTGTTGCTTTTAGACGACATGGAAAATGGACAAGTACCAGAAATTTTGAATAGGACTGAGGAGGACGATGTTTATTTATCCTCCCCAGTGAAGCCGCCAAAAGGCATGATTCTGAGTCTCGCTGCAGGGATGGGTAACGTGTACAGCGCGGCTATATTTAATCCAGTCAGGTGATGAAATGATGGTCGATAGCAATAAGAAGATGCTAGATCCGATGGAGATCATCAAGATCGCAGCCAAGAATACGAAGACTGATCGGTCTTACGATGAGGTTGTGAACATGCTTAAGGTTGAGCTGACCTTAAAGGATGTGTGGAAGACGCGTGAGGGAAATACTTTATTCATCGTCCACAAAAGCAATCAGCATCCTCGGTATGGCTACTTCCGCGCTTTAAATGCTGACACGGCTCGCAATTATTTAGAGAATAGTAAAGATTTTGCTGATATTGCTTACGATGAAGGGTTTGATGTTCTGGTTACGCAGTTTGATGATCCTTCAATTCTGCATATTTTTAAGATGATTTCTAAGAACCCTATCCGTGAAAAGATGGGATTCAAGGCTCAGAAGACGAAAGGCGGCGGATATCAGGTGACGCTCGTGCTTGGGCCTAAGCGTGGGGGATTCAAATGAGCGCAGTCTTTGAAGCGGTCGGGGATATTGTTGGCGGAACTTTAGATGCAGTCGGAGACGTTGCAGATGTTGTCGTAAGCACTGCATCAGATGTTCTTGAAACCGTTGCGGAGAATCCGTTATTAGTTATCGCTGCTATTGCTGCCCCACAGTTATTGCCTGTACTTGGTGAGGCCGCTGCGGGTGCAGAGTTTGGTTTTGAATTTGGATTCGGAGACATAGCTGGAGAGCTTGCTGGTGAAGAGTTTGGATCTGAATTTGTATTTGATATTGCTGATCCTGAAATTTTTGGAGATTTGGCTGGAGAAGTTTCTGGAGCGCAACTTGCTGCTGATCCTTCTTACGTCAATCCATCGTACTCAGGATCTGCCCCTGTTTCCGTCATTGATAACTTTGTTCAGAATCTCCCACAGACTGCAGTTGAGAATCTAGCTAAGAGCGCTGCAGGTAACGTCGTTAAGTCAGCGGTCACTGGTCAGGATCTTGACCTCAAGAGTGTGATCACTGGTGCGGCGTTGATGACAGCAGGCGGTGGAATCACTGCTTCGTTGCGAGACATGGGCATCCCTACTTCGGTTGCTCCGATCTTGACTTCTGCTGGTGTCGCCGCGGTGACGGGTGGCGATCCTGTGATGGCTGCGTTGAGCACTGGTATCAACCAAGGCTGGCAGACTGTAGGCGCTGATGGCATCCGCGCTCTAAAGGATTACATCAAGCCTGAAAATTACGAAACGCTAAAGACAATGGCTGAAGCCGAGGGCGTAGACATGAGCGCCCCGCCTCAGGTTGCACAAGCCGATACCACGACCCCAGAGACCCCTGAGACGCCTGCTGTGTCGCCTTTAGCGCAAGCAGAGACAACAACACCTACAACACCAGAAACTCCTGCAGCAAGCCCTTTACAGCTTGCATCGGCTGAAACTAAGACTGATGTTCCTGTAGAGGAATTGAAGTATGGTGAGGAGGGTTATGTCTACCCTGATGGAACTGTGCAAGGGCCAACTGGAACGATTGCCATTCCTGAGCCAGTAGCGGCGCCTGATGCTGGTGTTGCATCTCCACTATCGCCTGAAGTTACGCCAACACAGCAAGACATTATCAATGCCTCGAATCAAATTGAAGCACAGCAAATGGGGCCAAATCTGCCAACGAGCGGTGTTGCTGATACATCAGATGCTGCATTGGCTTCTCCTTTGTCCCCTGAACTCACCCCCACCCAGCAAGACATCATCAACGCCTCAAATCAGCTTGAAGCAGAGCAGATGGGGCCGAATCTACCAACAAGTGGGGTTGTTGATACATCAACTGCTGGATTGGCTTCGCCTTTGTCTCCAGAAGTTACGCCTACTCAACAGGACATCATCAATGCGTCTAATCAGCTTGAGGCGCAACAGATGGGGCCACAGCTTCCTGTAAGTGGTCTTGCTGATACATCCGATGCGGGATTAGCTTCGCCTCTTTCACCTGTTGCTGACACTAGCTTTACGCAGGCATCAGAGCAGCCTGCGCAAGTCTCGCCGCCTGTTGCTGAAGCTCCTTCGCCTCTTTCACCGCCTTCGTTTGTGCCTGATCCAAATTCTTACTTGACTCCGCAGCAGCAAGAGGACGTTTCTTATCTTGTCAATACTGGTGTGCCTGCTCAGGAAGCGGTTGACTTAGTGGTGAATGACGCAATTACGGTTACGCCTGAGCCTGTAACTCCAGTTGAGTTGCCTAGCTTGTCAGGAACTGAAGATCCCAATTACACGTTGTCCCCTACTTACACGCCGAATGTTACTGATCCGCTTGAGGGAGTTGTCCCGCCATATACGCCAAACGTAACGGATCCGCTTGAGGGCGTAGTTACACCTTCCATGCCGCCTGCGGTTACACCAGAAACGCCTATCTCGCTGCCATCAATCTCTATTCCTCAGTCAACGATTGATCGTCAGGTTCTGAATCTGTTAGGAACGTCTGGACTTGGTGGTGGTACAACGAATCCGACAGCGGATCTGACTAGCGCGATGAATCAGTTAAACCCTCAGGGTAAGTACGATGATCCCTCGAAGCGTCCGTTCTTGTCTCCTACGTTCTTGACGACTGGCTCGCCTCTTCAGAGCATGCCGTTGTTTGCTGGCTTGGATCCAAAGCTAGTGAACATTCTTGCCAACCGCGGTTACGCAAGTGGCGGTACTGTTGAAGATCCATCTAAGCGCGAGTTCTTGAAATCAACAGGACTGAGCACAGGAACGGCTGCAAACGCTGATCCGATGTACACAGGGCTTGATCCTGAGCTTGTGAACGTCCTGCGCATGCGCGGGTATGCGGCTGGTGGTGAGTTAGTGCCGGGGCCTGAGGATCGTCTCTACGCCAAGCATGATCAGCGTGGTTTCGCAGTAGGTGGGCCGGGTACTGGTCAGTCGGACGATATCCCAACGATGCTGTCTGATGGCGAGTATGTGATTGACGCAGATACGGTAGCGGCTTTAGGAGATGGTTCCTCGAAGGCTGGTGCTCAAGCGCTTGACAAAATGAGAATGGCAATAAGAAAACACAAAAGATCCGCTCCTGCGGATAAAATCCCTCCTAAGGCAAAAAGCCCTCTGGAGTATTTGAATATGGGAAGGAAGAAACATGGCTGATTTATTCCAAGGTTCGGCATTACCTGATGTCAAGACGACTCAAACTGCTGCTACCACGGCTCCAGACTGGTACTCAAATTTCCTGAGTGGCTTATCTTCCTCAGGTCAGCAAGCCGTTCAACAAGGCGGTGTAGCGGGTTTTGCGCCCCTACAGCAGCAGGCATTTGCCGCTGCACCCACGGCTATCCAAGCAGGTCAGCCAGCTCTCACAACGGCTCAGACGACGGCTACAGACGTAGCGCAGACGCCTGCAACCTCGATGATCAGCCAGTACATGAACCCCTACACCCAGAGCGTGGTGGAGGAGATCAATCGCTTGGGTCAGCGTCAGTTTCAGGAATCACTGGCTCCGGGTGCTACTGCAGGCGCAGTCGGCTCTGGTCAGTTCGGATCGACTCGTGGGATGCAGGTTTATGGGAACGTCGCTCGTGACGTGAACCGCGACATCCTTGGGCGTCAGGCAACTGCCTTGCAAACTGGATTTGATTCCGCTCTGAAGGCTGCACAGAATCAACAGGCGCTTGGTATTCAGTCAGCGCAGACTCTTGGGAATATCGGTCAACAGCAGTACACGCAGGGAACGGGTGGTCTGAATGTGCTCTCAGGATTGGGGGCGCAACAGCAAGCGCTAGAGCAGGCTCGACTCAACTATCCGATGACTGCGCAGCAGAACTTAGCGAACATCATGCGCGGGTTTACTGTGCCGACCACGCAGACGCAGACGTACCAAGGCCCGATGCCGGGGGCGTATCAGTTATCCCCTCTGTCACAGATCCTTGGTTTGACTTCAGGTGCTGCAGGCATTTTGACGCCTAAATATGATTCAAAAGGAAACGTAATCCCTGATTCAAGCTTGGCTTCTATTTTGTACAAGACGTTGTCTGGTAGCTTGCCCGGTGCTTCTCAGACTGGTGGCTCTACCACACCGCCGTATATGCCGGGCGGAAATACACAGTCGCCAGACAATACTGTCACTGATATGAGTGGCAATACATACGTTTATGATCCTAATACTGAGCAATACTACAATCAAGAAACTGGCGAGCAATACGTTCCTACTGAATTAGGATTCTAATCATGCCATCACCATTAGAAACAATAGCCACTGCATCTGAATCGCAAGATCCAGTAGTCAAGGCGAGGGAAGATTATCTTCGCAAGGTTGAGGCGTTAGAAAAGCAACAGAATGCGTTGATAGAAAGCCTTGGTGTTCGGTCTCCGGGCGATACGCTTTTATCCATGGCTCAAGGATTCCTTGCGCCTACTCGCACAGGAAGCTTTGGAGAGTCGTTCGGAACTGGCATTGGTCAATTGCGTGGATCTCAAGCTGCTGAAGAAAAGCGTGCTGAAGAAATAGCCAAGATGCGTCTCGCTATTGGTACTCAACAGTTGGGTACTGAAAAAGAAAAGCTGCAGATGGTAAAAGATCTTGCCTTGGCTCAAGGTATCCAAGGAATGCTTGGTGGAACTGGAGCAACTGCTGGTCGCGCTGGACACGCTATGGTTCCGGGAACGCCGGGTGCTTCCGTCATGGCTACTCCTGAGAGCGCTGGATTTGCTCGTCCCGCTGCTCCTGCTGCAGCTCCTGCAACTCAAAATTTTGCTCAACGATTAAGCCCTCAGGCTCGCGCATTGTTAGGAGCGCAAGCCTCTTCTGATCCTAATAAAGTGCTTGAGTATTTACTCAAGGGTGAAGCAGAGGATGCTAAGGTCGCAGACGCTATCAAGACTGCAGATTATTATTTACAAGGATTACCTGAGCATTTGCGTACTGCTGGTCGAGAGGCTGCAGCTAGTATGGCTGTGTTTGGTAAACCTGAAGAAGGGTTCAAAACGCTTGCTGATTTGGGTAAGGCAGTTCGAGAGGGATATATCTCTAATGATATTTTCCTGTCTGCAGTACGTTCCTTGCCATCCTTAACACAAGCGCGAGGAGCTTTAGCGCAGCCTGCTACCCCACCAACAGCCACAACTCCTGCAACTCAAGCGCCAGCACCAGCAGCAGCACCTCAGCGTACTAGCGCTGTTACTGCTCCTCCTGCTGCGCCTGCTGATCCATCAACAGCCATTAGCTTGGCTGGTGGCCCACAAGCACCATCTGCTGTTGCTGCTTCTATAGAGCGTCGTGGCGCACAAGAACCCGGCGCAGCACTAAGCCCAGCACAACTAGCTGAAATAGAAGCAGAGAGAAGAAAGGCTGAAAACAAGGGGCAAGTTGAACAGCAACTAGATTTGCGCAAAAACATTATGGGCGCATTTACTTCTGCTAGTGATCGTTTGTCTGATGCAAACAGGGGTTATGACATTGTTAAAGGAACTCCGGGCGCGTTTGGTTTATTTGCTAAACCGGGTTTTTCTTCTGCAATTGGAACCTTGGTTCAGAACGGAATACAGGCAGGTAACTTCAGAATTGGCATGCCTGATATTCAAACCGCTGCGCTTGCGCTCGGCGGTACACAACAAGAAATTGATGCGCGTAGCAAGTTTATGCAGATTGCAACTAATGCATCATTAGGCTTGGCTGCAAATGCTAAAGGATCTGTATCGAACTTTGAGCGAGATCTTTTCACTCAAGCATCTTTGACGCCAAACGATTCTCCAAACGCTATCCTGTACAAGCTAGAGCTTCAACGTGCTCGCGCCCAATTTGATAGGATGGCTGGACAAGAATTTAGTAAGTATGAAAAAGCAAAAACTGGCACCGCTGAAGATTTTATCAACAGCGATCGCTACAGTGCTTTGCGTAATTCTTATGAAGATACTTTAAGAAGAATTCAATCCGCATATAGTGGAAGATAATCATGCCAGATGATGAATTTAAGTTTGAAGTAAGAGGCCCTGTTGAGGGGCAACCTCTGCCTAGGCTTGAGCCTGTGGAAACTACTGGAGAGTCTAGCGAATTTAATGTGAGAGGCCCGATCCAGACCGCACCCGCTCCTTCTTCTGGCGCACAGGACACCTTGGGTCAAGCCGTTGCAGGTGCTGCTGGTGCAACGCTAGGTCGTCTTGGTCGTTCTGAAGCAGCCAAGCAGACCATGGATGCGATCATGCAGTTGCGCATGGAGGCTGCTCAACGTGCCGAAGCTTATCGTCAGGCTGAAGATCTTATGCGCACTGGAAGAGCTGCTCCAACCATTCAGGACATCATGCGTGGCGGAGATCAAAGTGCTTTAGAGCGTCAGCTCCAAGGTACTGTTGAGGATAGGGTTGGCACAACTGGACGCTCACGCGGTGAGGCGTACAACACTGAAGAAGCTCGTCGTGCAGCCGCACGTCGTGGCGTTAACACCCCATTTACCAATCAGGCTTGGGCTGCTACCAAACAAGGCGTTCTCTTCCCATCTGAGGCTGCGATGCGCATCGAAGAGGAGCTTATGAGGGAAGCTGCTCAAGAAGCTGCTCGTGCTCGTGGTGCAGGATTCACTGGCGCGATTAGACGCGTTGCAGCGCCTATTGGCGAGGCGATGGTGCATGCCCCATACCTTGGTAAGGCGCTAGGCACTTTAGGCGGCTTATCGGCTGGATTAGAGGGTTATCAGGCTTATAAAGAAGCGCGTGAAGGAAAGCCCGGACAAGCTCTTCTAAGCGGGCTATCTGCGCTTGGAGGGGTAGGAATGATGGTTCCATTCCCCCCTGTCCAAGTTGTTTCTGGTGGATTGGCTTTTGGTATCCCTGCGGCTAGGGCTTTGGGTAATTACTTATACCCTGAAGATCAGCAGGAACAGCAACGCCGATCCGCTATGGGTGCGCCGCGTTAATTCTTGTCTAATCCTTTAGCCTCAATCACGGCTAAAAACTTTTCTGCAAACTCGTAAAGATCGACCTCTATTGGATAGAGGCCGTTCTCATCCGAGTTATTGCAGTAGCGGTATACCTGCCCAACAATATCTTCTAGCTCTTCGCGCTTCATGCGTTGCCTGCAGGGAAGATCATTAGTCGTGCAGTCTCAGGCTTGGCGTTCACACCAAGCTCAAAGCCCTTCTCAAAAGCCATGCGCTGGATCTGAATGATCATCTTGGCTAGAGCGGCTTCATAGTCACGATCTCCGTGATCAAAGGCGCGTGCGTTCTCTATGACCTCTTCCCAGTCGATCAGTAGCTTTCCATCTTCATCTACATCAGCCCACACAAAATCGCTATCCATTTTTCGCCCCTTTCTCTTCAATTTTGTACTTCCGCATGTGTTCTTCGGTTGGGTGAGTCTGGGTTGTTTCAGGACACCCTCGTACCTTACACCATAAGATCTTGTCACCGTTCATAAAGGCTACATTGCATACCTTACACCGCTCTACGTCGTGTCTCATTTTTCTTTACCTCCCGTTGTTTGTTCATAACATCTCTGCATTTTTTGCAGCGACTATCCCAAGATTTGTAGTTAACCATTCTGTACATTGAGTTATTGAATGTCATCTTGCATCCTACACAGATTCGTTCAAAGTAAGGCTGCTTGTTCCCCTCAATAACAACAATGCTTGGCTTCATTTCTTTCCATAGATTGGGTATTGTTTTCCGAAGAAGCCATGTTGGGTGACTGGATTTTTCGAAGTTGTGATCCAAGAGGGTGCCGTTCTGTCGATACAAGACTGACATCGCCATACTCGCATACGTCCGTTCGCGCTCAAGGTGGACTTGACTGCGTCGTTTAGCTGGCACGAAGCGCACTTTCGGTTCATTTAAAGTACCCATCAAAAGCTCCCTGATTGAATAGGTAAAGGATCAATGCAGCACCTAGTGCTACTCCCACCAGCACGCCTTGGAAGAAATTAAATAACTCTACCCAAGCTAACCTTCTGTTGCTAATGATGACTGCGGGAGCGATCTTCGTGTACGTCAGTCCGCGTCGTTTGGTTGGGAACATCTTTCCTCCATGAAGTCTATGATCTCCTGAAGCTCGTATTCCTTGTACCAACCCTGCTCAAGGAAGACAGAGTTTTCCATGAAGAACTCAATCTTGGGAGGAATGACTTTTTCTTTTTGCATTTTCTCCTCAAGCGCGTCGGTGAGTATTGCAAGCTCCTCTTTACTCATTAGTTGCGTCATCTTTTATCCCCAGTTCTTTTTGAATTGCCTTAGCAAAATCGTACAGGTATTGATCGGATGGTGCGATTGAGTCTGCAATTCTTTCGATGGTCTTCTTTGTCAGAGGGCGGATCAGCATCTCACGATGCATGGCATCCACAAACTGACACAGACCAGTCCTATCAAACTCCAATCCTCCTACGGTGTGCTGCTTGGCAAAGTTGATAAGTTGTTGCTCCTCTCTTGGTGTTCTACGCTTGCGCCAAAACTTAGCAATCATAAAGGTGTCCCTCTTGCCTTTACCATTGTGAAGTCGGTGATTGGGTAGCTGCGTAGCTCATCGTTAAACGTCCACACAATATGTACAAAGTGCGTGTCGGATGTCCAACAACCGAAAATAGTTCTTCCTTCGGGATGAGTAGAAAACGCAATCTTATATTGAGGTTTTTTGGTGCAGGCTTCGTCTGTCAGTACCATAAACCCACCGCCTCTGTTTGCCATGAACGCGACGTTTTCCGCAGATGCAAGTGTAGAAAACGCTAGAACAAGGGCGGCTACCCATCGCTTCATTTAGCAATCCGAATAGGCAGCATGCCGTGAGCGATGCGGTATTGCGCCCACGTCTTCGCCACGTCGGTCTCTGCTGCCTTGGTTGGCACCCATCCATTCTTTTGCTCGATGAAGTATTTCTTGCGGCTGCGCAGGTACTGGCGAGCCTCTTCCATACGGCGAGCGTGGGATGGGTTGTATGTGATAGGAATGTAGCGGTAGTTCATGACATCGACATAGTCATTGTTCGGGTCGATGTAGTTAAACCGCATCAGGATGTGCTCAATGTGCATCTTCATCTTTTCTATAAAGTTCATTTTAGTTTCTCCAATTGTTCTTCATGCTCGATAAATTTCCATACCGATATCGCCATCTCGCACCGCTCGCGGATCTCGCTCAGGATCTTGACGGCTTTTTTGATGTCTGTCGCGCCTGAGGCTGCTGTGACCTCCATGTATCGATTGATTAGAGGACGCAGCGCCACAGTCTGTTCGATTGGTCTATTCATAGCTGTGTCTTCGCATACCAATAGTCCAACAAACCAACAAACATCTTGGTTCCCTTTTGCAGATCCTTTTCTTCCCACTCAACGACATGGACAAGACCTGCGACGTTGCGGCTGACAAACACGTTGGCGCAGCGGGCGTTGGGCATCCCCAAGCCTTCTCGGTATGCCGCAAGCTGCATCAAATGGTCGTCGTAAGCCTCAGGAAACTTCTCAGCGGTGAACTCCTTGGTCTTGATGTCCACCACAAAGCCGGGGGCGCACAGATCCACCTTACCCCCAAAGCCCATCTGAGAGGCAAAGGACTTCTCCGCAATCCACTCCTGAACGCCAAATTTAAGCGCTAGAGCGTTTTCTAGCCCCTTGACATGGTCAGGGTACTTCCCAAGCCCCTGACCCGCGTAGAAGCCTTCTATGGAGGCATGGATGTTGGTTCCCTCATCGGCTGCACGCTTTCCCTGTTCGCGGCTGTCAACCATGACACGGACGAGCCAATCCTGCTCAGGCTCGTCTGGCATCCGCGGCAGGGTCAGGGCGGCTAACAAGACCTGCTCCTGCTTCCACTTCTCCAAGGCTGGCTTTGCAGCCGCCCCGATGATGGTGGTCACAGAGGGAACGTATCCTTTGAGTCGGGCATCCCGCAGGGTGGTAGGGCGAAGCTTGCCGTTCTTACCCAAGATCATGTAGGCGGGAGTCCCGCTCTTGGTATACCAGTGGGTAGATTCGGCAGCGTGCAATATATTGCTTACCGTTAAGCTCATATATGTCCTTTGCTAAAAAGGAATATCGTCATCCTCAGGGGTATCCTGAGGTCGAACAGGCTCACTATATGCGCCTTCTTGACGCATCCGCCATTCTGGAGAATCTTGAATCGTTGCCTTCAGGTAGTCGGGAAAGCTTTCAAAAACCTGCATGTCTGGCTCGTCAATGTCAAACCATACTAGTTCATTGACGCCATCAGGCATCCCTGCCTTTCTGATCATAGCTGGGACGCTTGAGACGGTCTTGACGTTAGCGTAAATCTTGCCGTTCGACTCATTTACGTCATGTGTGACGTTCAGCATACACCACTTGTCTAGGATGTTTTTGAGGTGGAAGCCTTGAAGCTCGTCAAGTGTAAAGTCACGACCGCGCCATGACACCAACACTCCACGAAGCGCTGCTTTGGGCGACAGGCTGGGGGTGAAGCGACGAGACACCGCCAATGGGCGACCATCAGCCGTAGTCAATGGCTTGCCTTCTGAATCCTCGCCATGCAGCTCCCACACGATCATTACTTTGCGCTTTGTCTTCTCAACGCCTTGCCATGATGATTTCTGAGTCCCCAAGTCAATCACGCGATAGCAACGCGCTAGGTGATTGCCTGCTGGTGGTGGCAGATACTCAGCACCACCCTTAGGTTCTGACACGATTAAGCTCATTTTCTCTCCTTAGTCCACATTCAGAATAGATAACCTTCCAGTCATCTTCGGTTGCTTGGTTATGTTCAGCGCGTTGTAGCGCCTCTTGCAGTTGCTGGAGACGTTCCAGCATCATCTGGTGCTGCCATTCATTCATTGTCTTCTCCTGTTCATGAACCCGCATTTGCGTGGGTGTTGCAATGATCCACAAAATTGGATATGCTGTCAACTCCTAATTATTTGGAGGGCTTATGAACACCATCCCAACCCCTAACCGGATCATTGATCTGTTGGGGGGAACAGCGCAGACAGCGACCCTTGCTCACTCAGGGTGGACGACGGTGTCCGAATGGAGAAAGTTAAAGAGAATCCCACTAGGAAAGATGATCCTGCTGGCGTATCCGTTAGAGGTTGCGTCGAATGGACGGTATGACAGGAAGAGAATGTTCCCGACGCTGTGGCGTCAGATTTGGCCTGAACTGGAGAGCAAATGAAATACGAGAGACATGCTTATAGCGAAGTGTTTGGCGACATGGATGATGAGTCGTTCAAGGCACTCGTTGATGACATCAGCGACAACGGTTTGAAAGAGAAGATTGCTATATTTGAAGGCAAGATCATAGATGGCTGGCATCGTTACAAGGCTTGTCTAGAGCTTGATATGCAAAAAATCCCAATGTTTGAGTGGGAGGGTGCTGATCCAATCTCTTATGTTTTCTCAAGAAACCATCATCGCCGTCACAGCACGCCTAGTCAACGAGCATTAGCTATAGCAAAAATCCTTGAATTATCAAGGAAGAGGGGTGGGAATACCAATTTTTGGAAACGAATGGGCAATTTTGCCTCTTTAACTTTAGATCAAGCCGCTCAGGTTGCTCAGGTTAGTAGGCGCACGATGGTTGACGCAAAGGTTACAGCGGACAGCGGGATTGATGAAGTGCAGGAAGCGGTTAAGAGTGGTGATATGTCAATCTCAGAGGCTGCAGCGATTTCTCGTCAAGATCCGGAGCAACAAAAGAAGACGATTGCAAAACGAAAAAACAAGCCAAAGGCTGAAAAGAAGGCGCCCGAATCAGTGCCGATGAATGTTTATAAAGAACTGCAATCTGCTTATGATGAGATGGTCTCAAACTACGACGCCATGGC